TTGATCTGCATGCCATCGCCTGTCATTAAAATCTGATGCCGAAAGCCGAAAATAGATTTCGTTCCAATCCGTCAAATTTTTAAGCTGGTTACGCGCTCGCGCTTCCAGCATTTCTGCTACTGAGGACCATTCCTCTTCGTCGCTTTTTTTGCTGCCATTGCCTCCTGCGTCTCAGCATTTTGCTCTTCAGCAATAAACTCAACCACTTTTGCAATGGCTTTACGGGGAAGGTTTTTAGTATCATCCAATTCCCAGTCCGCAAGATCTTGCCATTCGCCATCAATCAAACCTTGACCGCGAGAGCGAATAAAGGCAGTAACCATGCGGGCGTTGGTGCTCTCCACTGAAGAGCCACTGGTGATCATGCTCAGTGTTTCCTCGGTATATTCCGAGAGAAGTTCAGCTTCAGTAATGGAACCACCGCCTCCCTGAAGCAAACTAAAAGCTTCGTCCAGCGGAATGTCCTTTGCAGTGGCAATGCGCTTAGCCAGTTGCACAGCCCTAATAGTAGCTTGGCTTTGCAACTTACTAATTTCTTCCTGTTCAATTGCTTCAGCGACAAGCCAGCCACCATATTTCTTCATGCGAATTTCAGGAAGAAGCTCAAAATAATCTTCGGCTTTAGTCTGCAGAAGGAAGCTGTATTTGCTCATGATCAAGAACGTTTAACAATGCGTTGAACACCTTCACCCTTTCACTGCTAGAGCGAAATTCTTTAGGCACTTCAACAAGCAATGAATGATTTTCGTTGCTTATTCTAATGGTCTCGTCTCGACAAGAAATAAGACAGAGGATGCCCACCTCCATGGACGCTCCGTCAAGCTGATTATTAATGGCATGAACAGAGCGGTCTTCGCTCCACAGATAGTCAATATTCATGCACTAAACGCAAATTTAATTCGGCGCTTCAATGCTAACTGCACGTCGCTTCCTTCAAACAATGCAGGCGAAGCAAGCTCGTCTGTCCATTGTCGAGGATAACCAGCGCTTGTTCCCAGTCCTTCATGCACATCAACTGCATAGTGATAGCCATTCTTGGGGTTGATCGCATCCCATGTCCATGATGCAACAATCGCAGAACTGCCTAGGGTTACATTGAAATTTTCTAGTCCGCTTTCATAGAGAGCACCAAGATCATAAATATCGCGACGACCTTCGCTAATTAAATCGCCATTTTTTCTGCGCGTCTCTCCTCCATACTGCCATCTGTCCATATCTCTAAATTGTTCATTCCAATACTCTTTTTGAATGTCCTCTCTTGTCCACTCCTCAAAAGCCTTCGCGAGTTTTGCCGCTAAGTTATTTGGATTGCTGAACGAGCCGCCGACAATAATTCCGCTCATGGTGCTATCAGATTGCGCAGAATCATATCGGGCACCATGAAGCGACAGCGCTCATAGGCAATATCGTCTCCGGGAAAATATCGTGGCGTGGCATCGGGAAAACGTCTAACCATCCTGTCCATGGCAGTGGCAAGCGTGCCGCTATTAGGCGTGAACTGCGTGAGCACTACTTCCCATATCTGGTTTACCTTCACAGCGCCTCCCAATGGAGAGCGGGGATTCAATTGAGGAAACTCTCGCATTGTCACTTCTAGCCCCTTCACTTTCCACTCATTGGGAACGCTTTGCCTTCCAACTACATACACAGCAGGAATAGTTGAATTGTTTGGCAACGTATAGGTGCCAATTAAATTGGGTGATGCAGATAGTAGTTCAGTGACAACTTCCCGAAGCTGTGTAATGTTCACAATAAAAAGCCTCTCCGTAAGGAGAGGCTAGCAAAGAACAATGGAAAGATGAATCAGCTATTGGGAGCCGAAGGGATGAGCGAGCCAGTGTTCTCAGCATTCTGGTGAATGCCAATGCGACCACGACTAATCAGATCAAAGGTGCATTCTACGAGGTTATCGGCAGGATAGCTCTCGTTCTTGTCGTAACGAGCCGAGCTGATCACTTGGAACGCTTCGTCAAAGCTATTGGGCAGGAAAGTGGTGCCATCAACGTCCTTCTGGAAGTAGGAAGTGACAGAAGCAGTGGCTTGACTGGTAACGATAACGCTATCAGCGAAACCGCCGCCACCAAGCAGATAGAATTCTTGGTTGCCATCGTTAAAGGCAACAGAAGCCGTCGTAGCGGCTTGGAGGGTGTAGAGAGTAGGGGCGCCGCTCACAGTGAAGGTAGCGCCGCTCTGGGTGATAACAGGGCGTGCAGTGCCGTTGATCGAGCCAACGCGCACAATCACGTCTTGGCTCTTCACCAGTTCAGTGGGATGGTAGAGCATGAGAAAAACCTCAGCAATGGAAGAAAAGAATGATTAAGCGGCGAAGGCTTGATTTAATCAAGCATTGTCAACGCTTCCTTTGCCAATTAGTCTAAAAATTCCTCTAATTGGCGTGCCCAAGAATTGCCAATAATGAATAGCAATTTCTTCGTTTGGCAACAGTTCAAAACGCCCTTCTCTTCCATTGATTGTTGCTCGCGCAGAATCACCAGGCGTTACGCCAGAAAGCGTAAGTGGAGAAGTGAGACGACCTTCCATGTAAACGGCCGTCTGATCTGCGCCAAGCAAGTAATCATACTGAGGATTACGCTTTTGTCTCAACGTTGCGTAGTAAGTAACGCCAGTTGCAACGGCCACGTAATTGCCAGTTTCGCTATCAAGTGCATAGCCCGAAGCCACTGACCATACCAGCGTGGAATTGGCAAGTGGCTCCAGGAAATTGCTCATACAACGAAACCAACAGAAGAGGAAGGAAGAAGATTCAGCATACGCTTGAACTCTTGACCATATTGAGTGGCATCTAGCCCCTCACCATAAACCTTGCCATCAGTGGCACCAATTTGAATGCCCATCTGCGCAAGTTGAATGGCAATGATATGAGCAGCAAGAAACTTAACCGCCCTATCAGTTTGCTCTCCAAATACATCTGCAGAGGCATCGTAAGTGGCTTCAGAAATGGCGCCGTTTACAATGCCCGATGGATGAGGAGTGAATTCAGGGAAGCGCTCAAGAAAACTCGCATAAGTGACGGCCATAATCAGGCCTTCCCAATGCGAATGTTTTCAATGCGCTTATTAATGGCATTACGTACGCGCACACGGCCTTCAATTTTCTTCCAGCCATTCAACTGATCCGGGTCATGAATGAGTTCAATCATGCGGATAGCTTCAACCAATGGCATTTGAGAAAGCGTTTGCACATCTTGAGGAATGTCTTCCACCATGATCTGTTCACGCACTTCTTCGATGGCCCCAATGTTCATAAGACGTTTGACTGCCTTATTTTCGCGGGCCACTTTCCATTGATGCTCTGGAATATCTTGATTAAGACCAGGCGTGAGCTGAATCAAGCCTGTTTGCGTAATAATGCCAAACCCGCCTTCACGGGGCGGGTTCTCAAGTTCGGGGCGATAAGCAATGAGCATTGTTCAAAAGAAACAATTGTCCATAGCTTAACGCCCTTCTCTTGATTAACTATCCTCAGGCAGAAGCTTGAACGTAGATAACGCTCTTGGGATAGTACAGAGCCACGCCACCCACACGAGCATGAGCGGGAACAATGAACTCAAGGCCGCGCTGTTGGGGCGGGAAGAGTTCCAGCGGCTGAGGAATGTGCAGTTGCACTTTCTCGGGATCACGCTTGTACACAACCATGCGGTTGGTATTCAGCACGCTGTTATCGGCATCCAGTTGGTTGATAGGCTCAACGTTACGGATGTAGGGGTTGGTGCGCAGGAAGTATTCCAGCACGGTCACGTCCGAAGAGTCGGAGTTGCGAGTGGTGCTCACCTTGTTATAGTCCTCATAGGACATGAGGATGGTGTCGGGCTGCTCCTTCATCTTGGAACCATTGATAATGGCAGTCACGCCATAGTTCAGCAGCTCAAGCATTTCCTGAGCAGTGGTGCCGCTACCGGTGAACCACTTATCAGCAGCAACAACATCCACGGTGGAGTTGTTGAAGAAACCAGACAGGCCCACGGTGCTCTCACCGAACAGAGCCACTTCTTCCACTTTCTCCTCATAGGCACGGCGCACAGCAGCAGCACGACGCTGCTCCAGAGCGATGTTGGCCATTTGAGCAGCACGCAGTTCTTGTACGGTATAACCGAAAGAACCACCGAAAGAGCGGATGTTGATGCTCTTCTCGACTTGGCTGATGTCGGCACGAGGCAGATCATCAGCAGCATCAGCAATCAGCTTGAACTCACCAGTGGAGTCCATGATGCGATAGGTGAAGGTCTGGGCACCGGGACCAGCTTCGCTAGTAACAGGCAGAATGGTCGGATATTTAATATCCGCATACTGCACTTCAAACACTTGGGGGCGGATGTACTCAAGCTGACGCTCAAGGAACAGACCCGCGTCATCCATACGGAATTCAGACATTGTTAGGGCCTCCTATCAAGAATCAGCGGAAAGAGTAAAGCTGGGGCCATTCAGCTCCAGAATTGCAAGACCGCTGCCAGTAGTCGAAGTCAGGAAACGAGCGCCTGCAAGGCGAACGGTTTTGCCAGAGGCAAAAGCATGAGAGAATTGACCAGCCTTGCCAGTGCCGCTAGCGGAATACAGCACACGAACAGGCGAAGTGGGCGAAACGGCGCCAGTCACATAAACGGCGACTGCACCCTCATTGGCAACGTTCAGCACTTGCTGATTCTTCACGCCAGGACGGCTGTTGGAATCAAGGGCAGTTTCGTCAACGTAGGTGAGAACGTTCACGCCTTGAACAGTGTCAGAAGCGCCAGAAATGGTAGCAGCAGAATTAGCGGCGGTGCCAGCGGTGTTGTATACAACCACATTGCCGAAAGGCAGCACAGCGCCGGTTTCATTGACATAGGTGCCAATGGTGTTGTCGCGGATGTCAGACAGTTGACCTTCCAGCAGTGCATTGTGCTCAAGAGCGTAGCTCTGTTGCACGCCACCAGCGGAGGCGGTGCCCGAAGCAGAGAAAGTTACGGCCATAATTACTTAGCCTCCTTGGAGATGGAAAGGGGCTTCTTCCAAGCATTCTGCAGCATGTCCATGTAGGCAGAGGGCGCAGAAACAGGAGAAGCAATGGAAGCTACGGCTTTACGCAGCTCATCAGTGGTGGCAGAGTCAGAACGACCCTCAGAGAGAGTGTCGAACATTGCCTGCACGTAGTCATCGCTCTTCTCAGAAAGATCAAGCTCATCACCACGCACTGCCTTGATGGAATCAACCATCACTTCGCGAGCAGTTTTGCCAGCGAATGCATAGGCACTATCGAGAACAGGCTTGGCCTTCTCGATGAGAGCCACACGCTCTTCAACCATGGAATCAAGGTTGATTTCTTGAGCAGCAGCCAGTTCGGTCTTCAGTTCTTCGATCTGCTCAGCCAGAGCATCAGCGCGACCCTCAGCGGAATCGCACTTGCCCTTCATTTCTTTTTCCATTGCATCCATTTCTTCTTTCATGGAAGCAGCGGAGGCTTGCAGTTCGTCGTACTTTTTCTTCATGTCCTCGTAGGACATACGGCCATCTTCCCGTTCTTTGGTGATAGCAAGAGCAACGCCCTCACTCACCTCGAACTCGGCGCCGTCGAATACGACTTTGGCAGTCATAAGACGTTCCTCAGTTGTTTTAAATAAAGATGGATCGGCAGCATCTTGCCTATCAAGATGGAGCTTCACTTGCGGGCCGGCGCGGCCCCGGCGGACAACAGCGATGTGATTGCCGATGATTTCCTTTTGGACGCCATCGTAATGTTCGCCGTTTTCTGTAACGCCAGGCGTAGGATCATAATTCACCCTATAGCCCGCGCTTACCTCACGAGCATCGCCTTTCATGATGCGCTTGATGGTGTCTTCGTCAGTGATAGTCATCACTGCCTTAACGAAACCATTGTCGTACACCACTTCAGTGCCACTAAAGCCCACTTGGTAGTCTTTAGTATTCTCGGAATCGAGAAGCACAGGCGGATGTTCTGAAGTGATTGCCTTGCCCGCAAACGAAGCAAGACTATCGGGAGACGCCACTTCTGTTTCAGGACGATATTCGCGACGAATGGAACCATCACTATCTGTGTAGTGTTGGATGCCAGTGCGTGCGATAGAAGCCCATGCCCGAAGATAACCTTCCGGCGTGAGTTCGTATTTCTCAATAGGAGAGAAATCGTATCGGCAGGAAATGGTGCTCATATTCATACTTTATCAAGAAGCAAATGTTATACTTTATGAGCTTATGCAAAACGGAATAAATTCTTGTGATGTTCTTGGCACGTAGCACGACAGACGCTCTTAAACTTCCCCACCAGGAAGCACGTATTCTTATTGCAAGTCGCATTAAAGAAGCCCGGCTTAATGCCGGGCTCACTCAACATGACGTGGCAAAAGAGCTGCACATTAGCCAAAGTTCCTATTGCCGCATTGAAAAAGGAACTGCCCCGCCAGATTGCGTGCAAATTCGCACGCTTAGTGGTCTCTATGGAATTAGCGTGCTGTGGTTAATGGGCTACCCATCGTTCATTGCGAAGATTAGTTGAATTCTCAATAAACGGGATTTATTGAGAAAACGAGTAATCAATCTTCTTCGTCGTCATCATCTTGTAAATCAAGGAGCTGATCCTCAATGCCGCTCATTACGTAGGATTTCGCAATGGCTTCAGCCTCAAATACAAGCATTTTGATGGGCGTAAAATGCTCGTCTGGCTTTTCGTAGTGATTCTCCACGAAAATATGCGTTTCTTCTAAACGGCCATTCTTGAAATGCTGCTGCTCAACAAGTCGCCAGAGGGAAGTATTGCGATGTTCGTGCGCCGACAAAATAGCCAGAGCCTTCATTACGCCAATACCTTCATCCTCTTCCTCGATGACACGTACGTATTCGCTCATGAGTCTTTCTTGCGACTTTCCACCATCTTAATAATGCGATTCGCCCATGCCCTACCAGCATCGCCGCCCCACAGAAGCCAAGCAATGTAACCAGCATCATCTTCGCCGCCACTTTTATTCTTTTCATGGCGAGAGAAGAATGCAGACATGCGTTTGATTGTGGCAAAACTAATCTTACTGCCACCGGCTAAGTCGCCTGCACGAGCAACGCCGCTTCCGATGCCCTGCTTGCCTGCTTCCTGCGTCGTCAAGCCTCCTTTCCCATGTTTCTTGCGTAGTTCCAAGCCACGACGCGCAGCAGATCGCACAGCGGCAGGAGGGGCAAAGCTTTCAGCGTCGCCCCTCAGCGCTTTTTTCCGCAGGAACCATCCTCCATTTCCTCTTCTTCTTCCTCTTCTTCCTCCTCCTCTTCTCCAATGAGAGTCATGAAATAATTATCCCAGTAGGCATCACTCTTCCCTTGACGGCTCATGCCAGCTTCCGAAAGAGCAATGGCAATTGCTTGCTTGCGATTTGTCACAGGCTTTTTATCGCTGCCCTTCAAGGTGCCAGCTTTAAATTCACGCATCACTTTCGCAACTTTTGCCTGCTTTTCTTTCGTGGTCATGATTAAACTTGAGCGCAATTAATTAATAAATCCTATCGGAGCCGTAGCAATTTTTACGCCCGGCAAGATTCTATCCCTACATAAGACCATGCCAGTAATTAAGCGTTCAGCAATGAAAGCAATTGCACGCTTGTCGTAGCCTTCAATGGAAAGAAAATGCTCTTTGTTTT